CTGGCCGCCTGCGGTGGGCTGCGGCTGGGGTTTCGTCGGGTCGGGTTTCCCGAGGCTCAGCAGGAAGTCGTAGAGCTTGGACAGGGGGATAATTGCTTCCGGCTCTCCACCTTCGCCTGCTTCCAGCAGCGTTGGGGCGGTTACGATGCCGCCAGTTGCTAGTTGCGGAATCTGCGGGATTTTGAAGCTGAAAGTGTTGCCGCCAATGACCGGCACCCAGTCCGGGATTTTTACGTTCAGGGAGTTGATCTTGCCGAGAACGTAGTTGATGGCCGAAATTACGCCGTTCATCGGGGCCTTTGCCAGGTTGACAATAGCTCCGAAGATGTTGGCGAAAATGTTCACGATATTCTGCCACGCGGCTCCCCAGTTCCCAGAGAATACGTTCTCCACAAACTGGATGAGGTTGAAGAAAATCGCTTTTACATTTTCGGCGGCTGCGGATACGCTGCTCCACCAGCCAGAAAGGTAGGCGGAGAGCAGTGGAAAGTTGGTCTGGAATCCAGAAACCAGGGCAGCTACGGTGGTAAGCACCGCGGTTTGAATCGAAGTCCAAACCTCGGAGACCTTGATTCCCATGCGCTGCGCCCAGGCTGTTACCTTGTCCCAGTTTCGGTACATCCAAATACAGGCGGCAACAACTGCGCCGATGATGGCGACCGCAACCAGGAGTTTAAGGTTCATTACTTCTGCGGCCTTGCCGAGAGTAGCACCGCCGTTGGAAGCCGCCTTGAAAACAGTAGCGAGATTTTTCGCAGCGCTGATGGCGGTCATGGCTGTTTTGAAGGTCTTGAAAGCCGTTACTGCGGTAAGGACACCGCTTGCAAGGGCGATGAACAGTTCTTTATGCTCCGCCGCAAATTGGACGGCTTTTTCTGCTTTAGGGAGAATATCGTCCAAAATAACGAGGCCTTTGTCCATGGCGTCCGTCAGGTATGGAATAGCCTTGTCGGCCAGCTTTTCCAGATACGGCAGCAGCTTCAAACCGGCCTTTGTCAGGAAATTCTGGAAGCGGTTGGTGAGCTTTTGAATCTTATAATCCAGGTTGCCCGTCTGGCGGGCGAATGCTTCATCCGCTGCGCCGGTGGCGTTGTACATCTCCGCCGTCTTTTCGGCGTAGGTGCTGGACTGCTCGCCGCAAAGGGCGAGGATTGCGGTCTGCGCCTCCACGCTGCTGAACAGCTTTGCCATGGCCTGGGTATCACCGCCAACGGTTCCCATCAACGCTTCAAGCGTTCCCTGGAAGCCCAGGCTCTTGATGGCTGCGTCTGCGGTGGAGTAGCCTATCTTACTAAGGGCGGCGTCCATGCTCTTGGAGGGCGACATAAGGCCAGAAAGGACGGACTTGTACTGCGTGGCGACCTCTGCGGTGCTGCCGGTTACGCCGGTCAAGGTTGCGAAGGTGCCATATAGTTCCTCTTGCTGCACGCCCAGGGCGGAGGCCAGGGGGACGACCTTGCCGATGGACGAGGCCAGTTCCGGGAAGCTGGTTTGTCCGAGGCGGACGGTAGCAAAGGACAGATCTGCTGCCTTTTGGACAGCCTCTGCGCTGATGTCGCCATAGCCCTTGGTGACGGCGGAAAGCAGGTTGACGCTGTCCGTTGTGGTGGCGTTACCTGCGGCGGCGGATTTAGCCGCTGTTTCCAGAATGGAGGAAGCATCGTCAACGTCGCCAAACGCAGAAATGACCTGGTACATACCATCGGTCAGGTTGCTGGTGGCAACGCCGGTCTTGTCCGAAATGCTCAGAACGTCTGAAGAAATGCTGGCGGTTCGGGCTGCAATTTCTTCGTCGGTGCCGGTGAGCAGGGTCTGGACGTTGGACAGTTCCTTTTGGTAGCCTGCGGCGGCGGTCACGGCTGCGGTAGAAAAGGCCACAGCCGCCGTGGTGGCGGCTGCAAACCCTGCGGCAGCGGCTTTGCCGACTGCCTTTGCCGATTTGCTGAGGGAGGCGAGGTCTTTGTCGGCTGCTGCGCAGGCCTTTCGGAGGGTGCCGTCTGATTTGGCACCGATCTTTATCATCAGGTCATACGTTTTACTTTTTGCCAATTTGCGCCTCCACCTCCCTTGCATAGTCCTGGATGGCGTCTGCCAAGTCGTTCAGTTCGTCTATGGACAGGCTCTGCAGGTAATCAATGCCAACGTGCAGAGCCTGTGACATATAGACGGTGGTTTTTGTGATCGCCCGCGGGGTTAGTCCTCCCCATCCCCGCCGTAGAGAAAACCCACGACTGCGCCCTTGACGGATACCAGGTCAGGAGCGCGCAGGCCCCAAAAGAAGTCCGAGGGCAGGTTGGTGACGTGGTGCGCCATGTACACGGCATACTCCATCGTCATTTCCACGGTGGCGGGGTTGATGCCTTTGTTCAGTTTCTGAACCACGCGGCCTGCTTCCTTGAGGACTGCGCCGTTCACGTCCTCAAGGCCGGACAGGTCGATGCCGGTATAGGTCTTGTCGCCGAAGGTGTAGGGCTTGGCGAACTTGATGTAAAGCTCATTGGTGTCCTCTGCGGTTTCGGGTTCCTCGACCTCGGGGGCGAGGGTCAGTTTCTTATCTTCCATTAGCACATTGCCTCCAAAGCTGCCAGCTGGTCTACGCCGTTCACGGCGTACTTACCACGGATTTTGTTCAGTTCGATCAGGGGTTCGCCGTCTACCTCAATCAGAATATATCTGATCGAAAGGGTGACGCTGGTTTCCATGGAGTTTGCGGCCTTGAGCTTGCCCGGCTCGCACTTCTTGGTGAGGCCGCGAACGACTACGCGGATAGGGGTGAACTCGATGTCACCGTCGTCCGTGTTGCCCTGAACACCGCCACGGATTTCCAGGTGGTGAGCCTTGAGCATATTTGCCAGGGATGCTGCTTCCTTGCTCATAACCCGGAAAGGAATGGGAAGCTCCTGTTCGTTGAAATAACCCGGAGTGGGATCTTCGTACTCGCCGAGAATACCTGCGCCAGAAACGGTGTTGGTGGGAGTCTCAAAGCTGGGCAGCGTCATTTCCTCGCCACGGCCAATGAGCTTGACGCCGTCTTTGTAGACCTCATACTTGGCGATCTTGGTAGGAATATTCACGTTTTATACCTCCAATCGGTCAGGAGAAGATGGTGGACAGGGCGTCGGTGTCGTACTCGCGGATGTTGTGGATGTACTCCGTGGGGACGAAAGGCGCCATGTAGGTATGGACGGTCAGATGGCCTGCCAGCAGCTCGGTGGTCGGATTTTCGTCCTCCAGGAACTTCATGTTGTACCCTGCGCAGTAGCCACGAGCAACGTAGCCGCTGCCGGTGATGTTCGTACTATCCACGATGTCCTGCACGAGGCGGCGGTTCTCGGGCTTGTCCACCTTCTGGAAGTAGGTCAGGATAAAGTTGTTGCCGTCCCAGTCGAAGAAACGGCGGACGCACCAAAAGCGATCTTTGGTGTCCGTAGTCGAGGGGTATGCGCAGGTATTGTTGCCCCAGAACTTGAAGCCGTTGACGTTGATGGCGGTACAGATACCGTTTGCGCCGAGAACGTCGTCCGCCTGCTGCTTGTCGATAAGCACCTCGGTGCCGTCGTCCAAGCAAAGGCCGGTAATGCGCAGGCTCTTGTTAGAGGGGGATTCGTAGGGGACGCCGTCGTTGCTCGTGTCGAGCCAGACGGTGTGCGCTGCGGCCATGGCGGAGAAGTAGTATTTCTTCTCGCCGACCAAAACACGAGGCCAGAGGCAGATGCCGTGGTTCGTGGAGAATCCCTGCTTTTCTTTCGCCTGCTTGCAGTCGGTGTAAACCGTTGCGCCGTCGGAGTTGGCAGGAATATCCAGAATGGTGTTGAGGTCAAAGCAGCCGTTCAGCTGTTCAACCTTTGCCTGCAGCGCAGCAGCCACGGTTGCGTCCTGCGACCAGCCGGGTGCGATAATCAGGCCGGGCACCAGGCCGAACTTGGGATAGACCTGGCGGATGATTTCCAGGCCAGTTTCCTCGTTGGTGCTGCTGTTTACGCCGCCGACGACGTCGGTCTTGGTAACGCCGCTGGGCTTGATGCTCTTGCTGGTGATCTTCAGTGCGGTTGCTGCCTTTGCGGTGGTGGACAGCAGCACGATAGTCACGTTGCCGTCATCGTCGTGCACCGCGGTATAATCCACATCGGCGGCGAGCGGGGTAGCATCGTTCTTCACCACCAACGAGGGCAGCAGAACATATTGTTTGGTATAGGTCGCCATGCCGCCGGTAACGGTGACGGTTTCCTCCGCGTTCTCCGTGGTGTGCGCCGCCTTGTTCGGGTCAAGCACGTTCACCAGGACGATGGGGGAGTTATTATAAACACGGAAGTTGGCGTCCATGCTCTGGCAAAGGGTGAAGTTCTCGAAGTCGTCAGAGTAGCCCAGGGCTTCCTGGCACTCTGCAAAGCTGTAACAGAGCTTCGGGGCGTTCGCTGCTTTATAGGGGTCTTTTGCCAGGTGGATGGGGGCCGTGCCGAAAATGACCTGCAGGCCAGCGCTGGACGTGGTGGGGGTGGTTAAGCTGGTGGCAACCTCGCTGTTACCTACGCCATGAAGATAGCTCATTTATGCGCCCTCCTGAATCTTCTTTGCAACGATGTTGCAGATGGTAACGATACGGCCTGCGCCGCTCTGACGTTCCTTGCGAGCCTCCGCAAAGGAATCCAGGGGGACAATCAGACTCTCAATGGCGGGAATTGCCTTAATCTTCTCAGCCAGGCGTGCCGGGATGCCGCCGGTGAACACGGAATCCTGGCGAACAACGCCGGGAATGTTCGGGCCAATATAAACGACCGGCTCCGGGGCGGCGGGGGTGGTGGTTTTTGCCATTATGTTTCAGGCTCCTCTCTATAAATAGTAGGCCCTTCAAAATGAAGGCCGATTGCTGCGGAATAGTAGGGGTGTTTGTTGGGATCGAGGTCGTTATCCCACTTGATGGGGCGCACAAGCTCAAAAGCCCGCGCAATCTTCACTTTGCGCTCAAAGTACCCAAGGATCACGTTCAAAATATGGGAGGCGTCCCGGTATCCCTGCCGGTTCGGGTCGGGGTCGTAGACCTCAACGGCGACGACCACGTCAACCTTGTTCGGCTTGTCAATTTCGGTCTGTTCGCCGTTGACAAGGGCCACCAGCACATACGGCTCCGGGAGATCGTCGTCATTGGTGGTCTGAGCAGGCCTTGGAGCGCGGTACGGTTTGAACTGCGGGAATACCTTGACGCCTACCTCATGCCCTGCGGAATTTGTGAGGCGCAGCGGAGCAAGCTGTTCCTTCAATGCCTGGACAATAGCGTCCTGCAGATCGGTGGGTGTCATGGGATGCCTCCTTTATTCGAGCGCTTTTTCAATTTGTTTCTCCATCTGCTTATCGAGAAGCTCGGATGCTCGCTCAAGCGCCGGGTCTACGGTGTCGGGGTTTCCGAACATCTGCGGAGCAGAGGGCGAAAGCAGTTTTTCAATGCGGGTCATGTCGGACTTGGCGCCCCATTTCTGCGCACGCTTTGAAGCGCCCGCCGAGGTGTAGGTTTCGCCCGGCACCCGCTGGACAATGGCTTTGTGTCCGCTGCTGAACTGAACGAGGAAAGCCTTTAAGCCGTTATGCTCCAAGGACTTCATGCCGGAACTGCTGAGAACGTGCGCCGCTGCGGCGCTGCTGCCAGCGTTCGGCTTTGAATCGAAGTCCATGATCTCCTGCATGGAGCCGGAAGAATGGAGCGTGGCGGTCAGGTCGCCGCCGGTGGCGGCATCCACCTTTAAGGCGCTGCTGGAAGAGTAAACTGAATCGTTGGCTGTCGCATAGCGCTCTTTGGTGTCCTTGACGATTTTGTTCTTTGTGCTGCGGGCTGCCGAGTTGATGGCCGCTGCCACCACTTTCGGCGTATCAACCATTTTTTGCAGGTTGTCCAGGCGCTGAACCATTTTTTCAATGGAAGCGTCGGCGTCAACCTGTAAGACCTCGTATTCTTTCAAGAGCGATTCGCCTCCATCTCAATGCAGAGAATCCCGGCCTCATCGGTGCAGTCGTTTACCTTATACCAGGCGCCGTCAAAATTGAGCAGGTCGTCCGGGGCGGGTTTGGCTCCGAGGTCGTCGGTGGCTACATAGATCAGCTTGCGCTCTTTATAGATCCCGGTGATGGTGACGTTCATCAATTTGGACTTGTCGCGTTCCAAAATTTCATTATCGTCAACCAGCACCGGCATGGGCTTGCCGTTTATGCTGTGCGTGTCTGCAAATTCTTCCCGGTTGAGGAATACGTTCTTTGCATCCTGCTCCAGCAAATCCTTGAAGCCCACGGTCAAACCTCGGCCTGAACCTCGGCAGCAGCAATGGCTTCAACCAGCTTTGCTTTGGTCAGGTCTTTGGTGTCCAGGCCCATATTTTCGGCGAGGGTCAGGAGCTGCGCCTTGGGCATCGCTTCCAGTTCCTCTTTGTTGAGGTGGCCGGTGGTAACGCCGTCCTCGGGTTCCTGCTGAACATCCACGGTCAGCGTTTCGCCGGGGGCATACTCGCCGGGCAGGGTCACGATGAAGCCAACGGCGAGCAGCTCCTTTGCAGCGCTGGCGTCCTGAATGTCCACGGAATCGCCGGGGCGGTAGCTTTTGCCCTCCACTGTCACGGTGCTGTTTGCGGTATAGATCATACTGCGCCGCCTTTCCCTTAGCCGATGCAGACCTGCACGGTCGTATCGTTTTCAGCGGCTGCTGCAATAGCCCAGCCTGCGGGGATGTTGCTTGCAGCGGTCGTGGTGATGTTGTCGGCGGAGGCGTCGTAGTAGACGGCGGCGCCGATGGCGATAGCGGTAGAGGCCGCCTTGGGCATGGCAAAAACGCCCTTGACGTACAGGCTGCCGACGTCGCTTGCGGGGATGTCGGTGCCTGCAACGCCGATGCGGGTGGTCAGGCTCACGACCTGGCCTGCGGCGATAGCGGAGCTGGTGCCGTTGGGGTAGTCAATGGCAGAGCCGGGCTGCTTGTAGGTTGCGATCATGTACGTTTCCTCCTATCTCTTACAGGGTGGGCAGGGCAGCGCCGGGGTTCTTCACGAACGCACGGTAGTCCATGACGCTGATGCCCCAGTCCAGCCAAATGTCCCACACAAAGCCCAGCTGGCCGACGGTCTCGCTGCGGCGGAAGGTGGGGGTCTCCTGGCCGTTCAGGTAATCGACCTGGATGCCCGTGGTTTCCTCGCGGTTGGCGCCCAGGAACCAGGGGCATGCGCCGGAGCCTGCCAGGATGTTCAGGGTGGCGTCCTCGACGATCTCCATCGGGTAGCGGTAGTTATACAGCGGGTTTGCTGCCTGGGTGTTTTCGCTGGTCTGGATGGTGGGGCTGCCGAAGATGGACTGCATGGCGAAGCCGTAACCAACGGGCAGGATGATAGTAGAGGGGGTCAGGTTGATGGCCTCACCGAACGGGTCATCCTGCAGCTGCATCCGCTGAATCATGGCCTGAATGGCTGCGCCAGTCGGTGCGCTGCCGGAAGTGATCAGGTTCTTGTGATCGGCGTGGAACAGGGTCTTGCCGTCATAGATCTGGCCGTTGTTGTAGAGGATGGAGTAGACCATCTTGTTGATCTGCTTCTTGCTCTTTGCAGCGTACATGCCGGGAACCTCGGACAGGAAGCCGATGTCGTCGTTGATGAACGCCTGGCGGCTCATGCTGAACTGACGGCCGTAGGTATCCAGCTTGCGCTGCGGCAGCATTTCCTCTTTGTGGGTATCCGCCTTGAGTTCGCCGTTCTCAGGAACCATCAGCAGGTCGCCAACGCCGCCGATCAGGTAGTTGTGGCCGTCGGTGCGCTTGAAGTCACGCAGAGTGCCCTTGCGGGTAAACTTCTCAAAGGTGGTCGGAGCGTGGTCGTAGGCGTGGACGATGCTCTTGTTGATGGCGGTGTCCATGATGGCGGGGAAGGATGCCGAGGGGTTGTGGAATGCACGGGCCAGCTCGGTGTACAGGTCATCTGCGCTCATACGCATGAAGTCGGAAGCGCTCTTGCCGGTCTCGCGGGTCAGGCACTCAATGCCGATGTCACGCAGGCTCATGCCTGCAAACTGGCGGGAGCCATCCGCAGGGGCTGCGGGGGTGTGGCCGCTGCGGGTCATAAGGCCGTCAGCTGCTGCTGCGCGGAACTTGTCGGTTTCATCGGCGGTCACCTTGACGCCGGTGCGGGCAGGAGTACCGTTCTGAATCATACCGTCCAGAATGGCGGTGCGCACCTGGTCTACGGTCTGGCCGCCGGTGATGTACTGGGAAGCATCGACGTTGAAGTTCCGGCACAGGGTGGTGATATCGGTGACACGCTGGCGCTCCGCGGTGCGGGCGGCTTCAATCTGAGCCTGGCGCTCTGCCTCCGCTTCAGCATCAGCCTCAGGGCGCAGGGTCTCGATGTCGTTCTGCAGGGAGTTGAATTCCCGGGTCTCGTCCTCGGTCATGTCGCGGCCTGCGGTGCGGGCGGCGGTCAGGATGGCCTGCTGGCGCTGCAGTTTCTGCCGCAGCTGCTCTCTCTTGTTCATGTGTGATTTACCTCCAGTTAGTAGTTACGATTTGCGGCGAGCTGGCTCTCATAGAAAGCCAGACCCGGGGCGGTTTGTACTGCGGGCGGCTGTCCGTCCTCGGTCATATCTCTGCCAACGCCGACGGTGGTGTCGGCGGGGACGGAAACAATGCTGATCTCGTAGGGCTGCCACTTCTTGGCGATGTAGCAGGGGCCAGTGAAGCGCCCGTCAAGGGATTTTGCGCCCTCTTTGACGCTCTCATAGTTGGAAACACGATAGCCGACGGAAACGCCCTTGAGTGTGCCGCTGGCGACCTTGGAGCGAACAGTTTCACTGTCCTCGTCGTTGTCAAACTCAATCGTGGCCTTGCCACGGTTATCCTCAACCCACGCCCGCGTGACCTTACCGATCACCCGGTTTCTGTCATGGTTAAAAAGAACGATACCCATGCTCTGCATCCGGCTCATGTCAATGGCATTGCCGGAGTGGTCGAGGATCTCGGTGCCGAACCACATCTGAACAGGTTCCTCGGAACTGAAGCTCAGTTCAAAGGTGCGGCTGTTTTCGTCGTCGCTTACTGCCCGGATGCTGGCCGTGGAGAAATCGCGCTGCAGGGGCTGGTTATTCATCGGGGTTTTCTTTCGGGTCTGTTTGGGGTTCGTTCTGGACACTTTTGTAACCTCCAATCTGCACTCCCTTTTCTTTGGCGTATGCTACAACGTCGGCCATGTCGTCAATCTGTTCTTTCCAGTCACGGCCCTGCTCGGCGCTGATCTGCTTGAAGGACTTGACGCAAGATTCGAGTGCGGTTTTATTTGCGTTGGCTTCCTTTTGCGGGTCAATCCATTTCTTGGGAGAGGCTACCCACTCATGCTCCATGTATTTCTGCGGGTCGTTCCAAAAATCCGGGATAGTGAGCTTTCCGGCGAGGACTGCGGAAATCAAAAAGGTTTCGTAGACCTCAACCATGAACTTGCCCTGCAGCAGCTCCACTTCCTCGGTGTATGTGAGGTCGTCCTCAATCATACCTTGGCGAGCGCTGCTGTAATTCGTTTCGGACATATCCCGGGAGGTGGATTCATAGCTCAAGCCCTGGCCTGCGCCCACAAGGCGCTGCAGCAGCTTGAGGAAGCCGGTTGCTTCGCTGCTGCCATTGCCGGGGTTGATGGTGACTGCATCATCACCGGCGTTCATTTCCGAAATGAGGCCGGGGGTCAGCATTTTGCCGGAGTAGGACGTGCGGTCTTTGTCGGCGCTGTTCCGGGAGCCACCCTGGAAGCCGCCGGTGGGAACGGCTCTCTTGATGAGCAGGGCAAAGCAGGCGGCGATTCGCTCTTTCATCGAAACGGCAGCGATAAATTCGTTGGCGTCCCGGATGCGGCTCAAACTCGGGGCGAGGTCACTGACCTCTCGAAGCTGGGAGGGGCGGCTCTTGCTGTAATAGAAAATGATGTCTTTGGCGGGGTAGAAGACGGGCTGGTTAGTTTCCCAGCCGTCAATGTTGTACTGTTCAATCCAGTACCCAACGGGCCGGTTGTACTCGTTGTACTCAATGCCGCCAATGACACGATCTCCCTTGTACCTGGGCGAGGCCACGGAGCGGGAAAGCTCGTCTACTTCCAGCGCCTGCAACTTAAAAGGAAGCAGGCCGCCGGGGGTGTAGCACTTCTTGAAAAGAATGCCGCCGTCTGCCTTTTTCCGAACGACTGCCATGCGCAGAAGCTCGTTGAAACTCTGCTGCTGGGTGACGTCGCAATTTGTGCGCCGTGTCCAGCGCCGCCAGAGGGTTTCGATTTGGTCGTCGAGATCGTCGTCGCCGGTCTTGGCCTGCAAGGTGAAGCCGTTGCCGACCACGTTCCTCTTGAAAGCCTTAAGGACGCCGTTTGCAATGTCCGAGTTCCGCTCAAGGTCTCGGGCGCGGGCGCGGAGGGTGTCCCGGCTGTAACGGTCTGTGATGTCGGCGGCCTCGTTGGTCGCCCGCCAGTTCTTATTCAGCCGGCCACCGTCTGCGGCATCATAGCCTGAACCGCGGATAAGGCCGAGCTGCTGCCGCCAACCCTCGCGCATATAGGCTGCCCGGGGGGAGATTGCTTCAATGATTCTGTCGAGCCATGCCATGCGCTTTATCTCCCCTCAAAAAATGCGGCGAACGTATCACGGAAAAGGGAAGAGCCGCTCTGTTCCTCCACCTGGGCGGCGAGATCTGCCCGGAGGTTCCGCAGTTCGGTGAGGTTCGCTCGGGTCAGGGAGCGGGAGCCGATTTTGTAGCTCTGGCCTCCGACCATGACTGCGGCGATGGCTTTGTTTACTTCCGTCAGCAGGGCGGCGGGGTCGCCATAGTTGATGGTTTCGTCTGCCATGTCGTGTTTCCTTTCTTAAAACCAGCCGTCGTTCTGATGAATCCAGCTTTCCTCGGGGGTGGTGTCGGTGCGCTGCTGTGGTGCGGGCTGCGCTTCCGGCTGGGCGGCGCTGCCTTTGTTCTGCAGGTGGAGGCTGCGTACTCCGAGCATTTCTGCGGCGGCGTAGGCGTAGACCTCGCAGTCGAGGAAGTGGTTGTTTGGATGGCTGGTCTTTGGCACCCAGCGGGTGCGCTCTGTGCCGTTGGTGGCACGTTCGGTGATCTTGTGTTCGGCAGTGACCTGTTCACAGTATTCCTGGTCAACGCCCTTGTAGACCATCCAGCTGCCCTTGCCGTTCGGGCGGCGCATACGAGAAGCAATAGCGTCCTTGTACTTGCCGCCGTCCACGAGAACCAGGCGCATACCGTAGGCGGCGGAGCCAGCCTTGTTGATGGTCGAGATTTTATAGTTACTGAGCATCGTGTCAGTGCCTTTTACTGGGAGCGCCCACTCCGAGTTCTGCATACAGAAGTCATAGACTTCCTCTGTTTGGTCGCCGGAATCGACGAGGGCGAGGTCTACCAGCATTTGCTGGCCGTCGTCCCGCTTAAATTCCAGGTTCATTATGTCTACGACCTCGCCGAAGCTTGCGGCCTGGCCGTGGGCTACATTTTGGGATGTACTGTAATCGCCCCAGGCGCGGATAGTCCAATAGAGGCTTGTTTCCTGCACGTCCACGCCGCCGGTCAGGAGCTTCGTCCAGGGCGGAAGCTCGAACATTTCAAGCTCCGTCTGGCGTTCCTGTACGAGGTCGGCACTGGTTTTGAGCTTCGTATCCTCCCACGGCTCGGCGAGCCAGGAATTGGCGAAGTTGTGCAGCTTGTCGGGGTCGTCCTTGGACTTCATAAACTCCCGGGCGATTTCCGAAAATCGGGTGAAGGGGCTGTATAGGGTATTGAACCAAAAGGCAACGCTGCGGGCGGTGCGGGCGCTCTGGCGGACGTTCCGCCATTCTCCTTTTAGGAGCATTGCAGGTTTGTCGTGGTCGGTAATGACTCCGTTGCATTCCTGGCAGATGTACTGCGCCGCCTCCGCTCGGTCACCTTCGCTTAGGCCCTCATCCTTGCCGGGCCAGCGTATCTGTGCAAATTTCAGCTCTATATACTTCCCGCAGTGCGGGCAAGGAACAAAGAAGTGTTTTTCAATGTCGCAGGCTTCCTTTGCCTTCCAGATGTGGCCGGTCTTTAGTGTGGGGGTGCTGCAAATATAGATTTTGCGGTTAGAGAAATAGCTCTTGGTTCGCTCAATGGACAGGCTTATAGGGTCGGCTTCCTGGGTGGTCGCCGCCTTGAACTTGTCCACCTCGTCGAGGAAAAGATAGCGGATGGGCTTGCTGGACAGGTCTGCCGCAGATCCTGCGCCTGTGAGGGCGATGTACATATCTGTGGTGAACTGCAGCTCCTTCTTGCTACTGGCATTTTTGAGAAAATGCCGCTTCAATCGGGGGGATTCCAGCATACTCATAATGCGGTTTGCTGAGGTGCTTTCGGCGATTTCGTCGTTGGGGTAAACGATCAGGGTTGGGGCGGGATCTTGGTCTATCAGGTAGCCGAGGGCGTTAAGCTCGACCTCCGTGCCGCCCACCTGGGTAGGCTTTACCACGACAATGCGCTCCGTTTCCCAGTTGTTGAATTCGTCCATGATGCCGACGAGGTAGGGAGTGACGCTGTTTCGCCAGGCGCCCTGCAGGTTGGATTCCTTGCGGCTGAGTTGGCGGTATTGCTCGGCCCATTGGCTTACGGTTATATCATCCGGCGGTTTCAGGGCATCCAGGGCATCTTTGATGTACTGAGGAACCTGGTACTTTCGGAACTTATAGAACCGGGGCTGCTGGGCTGTGGGTTTCATCCACCGTCACCGTCCTTGACGGTTGCTGCAAGGACGAAGGTGCGGAGAATGTCGTTGATCTCTTTATTCAAGTCTTTCTCCAATTCTCTGCTCTCCACGGGGGAGATTCGTGAGCCTATCATGCCAACGACCCGGCTCGGGAGGCCGGAGCAAAAGCGCTTGAGGACTGCAAAGAACTTCGTATAGTCCGCCTGCGCTTCCTCTATGCTGATATATTTGCCGTTTGCAATGGCGGTGCGGAGTTGGTGAAGCTCGGTCTGCGATTCCTTGAGGGCAATTTCCGCTTGCAGCTTCTTTTCCCTCAGTTCGGTTTCCGAGAGCTTCGCTTCCCGGCCATACGCCTTATCTGACAGGTATTTGATATATGCCTGAATCGTGGGAATGAGGTCGTATTTGTTCCGCTGGCCGGAGATGTGTACTGTTTCCAGGACGCCGTCTTGTGTGAGCTGCTGGATGCGGCGGACGGAAACGCCAAAAAGCTGGGCTATGACCTTGGATTCGTAAAGCTGCCCGCCGGTTTCTGCTGCCATGTGTCCTCCTACTGTTCAAAGTGACTTTCGGCGTGGCGCTCCGCCTGGGATACCTGCTGACCCTTGTACATACCTGCGCCGAGTTCGTCGATACGGCTGAACGGTATCTCGGAAACCTTGAGCCGCTGCCTGTATTCAGGATCTATGAAATAGATATAGCGCAGCTGGTAGCCGGGCAGGATGGTGCCGCCAACCTCTTTGACGTAAGCGTCCCAGTCGTACTTGCCGCCGGTCACCTCGTAGAAGGTACGGCCTCCAAGCTCCGGGCGGGGGGAGGTCGGGTTGCTGTGCAGGGTCATCTTGTGGATTTTGTCGCCGTTCGGCAGGAGGCAGAGGGCATCGTTACGCTTGATGTCGGTCAAGACGAAATTGCAGGCCCGGTAAATGGTGCCGTCGCCGCAGGAGCAGCCATCTGCAAAACTGATAATCCATTTTACCTGCGGCGCCTGCTTCCTGATCAGGCGGATGGTCTTGGCGATGCAGTAGCTTTCTGAGTTCCGTGGAAGGTAGTCGTCAAAGGCCATGCGGTTGAGTTCCAGAAAGCCGTCCCAGGCGGTTCCATCTACCAGGCCGATGATCTTCTTCTTGTCCAGGCTGGGGCCATAGCTCAGGACGCCGTGGAGGCGTCCGTCGAGAAAGGCTCCGAAGTGCAGGCAGGAGTTGTTTACGACCTTGCCGCTGTAATGGTGCGCCCGGATGAAGGGGTTTGCGATCTTGGAGGGTATCACCCGGATTTGGATTTCTTTTGCTCTACCCATTCTTTTACCACCATGTAAATTCTGTTCCCGGTCTTGTTGGTATTCCCGAAGGTTTCCATTTGGTCGGGCTTGTACTTTGCACCGATGATCTGCAAGGCCTGCTGCAGGTCGGCGTACTGTTCCAGGCTGAACGTGAAGGCCATTCTGTCGATGGGGCTTTCTTCGTGCTGCTTCTCCAGCATGACGTCCCCGAGGATGACGCTGAGTTCGTCGTCACTGTAGCCGGTGGCGTTTACGTCCACCGGGCTGAGGGTCAAGTCTTGTAGGGCGTCCCTCAGGAGGCTCATGTCCCACTGGCCGCTGATTTTGTTCAGGGCGATGTTGAGGGCTTTTTCGTCCTGCTTGCCGAGATCTACCACGATACAGTCTGCCTCGGTGTAACCCAGGGACTTCAAAACGGACGCTCTCTGATGGCCGCCGATAATAGTGCCGTCCTTGTTTATGATGATCGGGTCAACGTAGCCAAATTCTTTCAGGCTGCGCTGGATGTTCTGGAACTCGGGGTCTCCCGGCTTGAGTTCCTTGCGGGGGTTATAGTCTGCCGGGTGAATCGAGGTCAGAGGTCGTCGCTCTCGGACGAGCTTGTGTTCTGTTTGAGCCATTCCTGCACCACCTTGCTGAGGGCGTTTCCGTTCTTGTCTGTGTTTCCGTAGGTTTCGCCGAGGCCCTCGTTTTCTGCCTGCGCAAGCGCCGCCCGAATGAGGGCGATTTGCTGCTTGTGCAGGGTGACGTTCATAGTGTGGGCGAGAACGTGCTGGCGGTTCGGGAGGGAGAAATCCTGGCCGAAGTCGTCAGGCGTCACGGTGACCTGGGCAAGGATGGACTTTAGTTCCGGCTCGGAGTAGCCGGTCTTGGTGAGGTCGTAGCCCTCAAGGTCAAGGCTGCCGATCAGGTCGGCCAGCTTTGCTTCGTCCCAGCTGCCGGTGATCTTGTTGAGGGCGATGTTCAAGGCTTTTTCCTTGTCGGGGTCAAGGTCTACTACAACGCAGTCTGCGGTTTCGGCTCCCATGTCCAGGAGCACCTGCGTCCGCTGGTGTCCTCCGATGATGGTGCCGTCCCGGTTTATGATAATTGGGTCGCAGTATCCGAACTCTTCAATGCTGCGGGCGATTTTCTCATATTCCGGGTCACCCGGTTCCAGCTTTTTGCGGGGGTTGTAGTCTGCCGGTTTCAGGTCGGCAAGCCGCCGGGTTTCGATTTCCATGCGTTCGTCCTCTTGTTGGAGCGTGCAGCGGGTCTTGAACCAACGTCACCCGCCTGGAAGGTGGGCGCTCTACCTGTTGAGCTATGCACGCAAAATTAAAAAATGGGGTTTGTTTTTGGGGCTGCGGCGGGCATTTACTGCGCTTGACGTAGCGAAATGGTCGAAAAATTTTGGTTTTCGCGCGGGAACACTTCGGGCCTTCACTGCCCCGCTACCAGTTCTTGCCAGGTAGTACCTACGCCGCCCAGTAGCGGGCCTGAACGCGCGGTGTGCGATCTGCGGCTGTGGTTTTCCCGCATAAGTCCAAGGTTTCCGGGTGCTTTGCTCCCTGCTGGTCGGGCTGGAAGCTCGGCACCCGGTTGCCCTGGCTGTACGTTAGCGGGACGCAGGTGAAAGGAGGAATAAAGCCCTGCGCCCTTGTGAATGTCCTCTGCATACTCCCAGTGTAGCATAGAAAAAGACCAAAAAAGTCCGCTCTTTTCTCAAAATCGCAACTTTTTTGAAAATAGGGCTTGACAAATCCATTTTGTACAGTTTTGCCATACACACGCAGTATTTATTGGACTGTGTGCGCATTGTTTTACTGCGTTTGTGTGGTATCATACACACAGAAAAGGCGCCCAGCTGTTGCGAGCCAGGCGCCTATGAAAGGGGGTGCATACCATGTTGGACACGGGTTACGGCTTTATCGGTGAAGATGGCGTTGAACGTGTCAGCCCAGAGGAAGTCTGGGAGGCCGAAGCCGAAGATGAAGACTAAGGCCTGATGCACCCCGGTATGCAGCCCTCGCAGGGTCGGACTCCTGCGGGGGCTGTGCTTTATATGATAGTGGTTTTGTGCCGGGCGGTCAAGGAGCAAAGAGTACAAATTCACCGTCCGAAGATTGGACGCTGTGCCGATTGAGTTCCCGGCGGTTGTGTGGTAAGACACAGGCACAACAAAGAAATGGAGGACAACAAAAATGATGATGAAAGATTACAAGGGATATGAGATTGAGCGGGTCACCCGCAACACCTACGTTATCCGCAAGGGTGGCGAGGTGGTCGCAATGCCCGGCTGCTATCCGAAGACCTACAAGGCCGCAAAGGTCATCATTGACGATCTGGCAAAGTGAAAGGAGTTTCTACCATGTGCAAGTTTGAAGTTGGTTCCGTCTACTACGCCCGCAGCGCATGCAACCACGATTGCGTGTTCCTGATGAAGGTGCTGTCCCGCACGGAGAAGTCGGTCAAGGCCGAGTTTTCCGGGGAGGGGGTCAAGCGGGCGATGATCCGGGTGTCTGACGGCGGCGAGTGGGTCATGCCCTGGCACTACTCTATGGCGCCAGTGTTCCGGGCGGAGCGGCTCTATTCTGACGGGGTTTGACCCCGTCTTTTTTGTTGTCCGGCGCGGAGCAAAAGAGACAAACTGCGTCTTGAATCATTGGACTGTTTGCCAGTAGAGTTTACCGCGTTTATGTGGTAAGACACAGACACCGAAAGGAACACATTGAACGGAGGAAGTAAAATGAAAAACTTGGAAATGATGAAGCAATACATCCGCGAGCATAACCTCTGCGGTCGGGTCAGAGAGCTCGTTGAGGGCGCGGATATGGATTCCGCAGACGCCATTGAGTATGTGTACGATGCTCATGTTCTCAGCAAGAAAGAATTTGTTGCCAAGTACTTTGGCTGATTTGAAAGGAGCGTTTCTCATGGTTGATAAAAACGGCGTGGAAATGAAAACGGGGGACATCGTCCGGGTGTCCGGGGCTTACTTCAAGAATGACAACGGGCTGTGGTTCATCGAAAGGTCGCCCGGCGACCCGAGCTGGTGCGGCGGCTCCTACAGCTTAATGAAGCTCAAGCGGAACGGCCAGCCCAGCACGGCGAAGTACAACCTTTGCTCCTGGCCGATTGCGATCTTCACCAATAGCTGGGTAACGCGAAACGAAGCTCACCGTTGGAACGAAGAGCACGCGGAGATTGAGGTCGTCACCGACATGGACACGTCCGCGCTGGCGGAGCACTTCATGGGGCTGGCAAAGGAGCTTGACCCATATATCGAGCGGGAGTCCTGGGATTGGGGCGAAAATCACCCGGACGTCTTGCGCCACAAAGAAGCCCGCAAGTTCTGGGCATCCGTGGCGGAGCGGCTCAAGAAATAACCCACCTGACGATGGCTGCCCGGCAGCAGCCGAAACCATTTTGTTGGCACCAACAAGATGGTCGTGGGAGCCAACCACAGAAAGGACGTTTTTAGTATGAAAAAATCTGATTTTCGCATTGCTCTCCGGGGGATGGCTGAAAAGCTCGACTTGCAGTGGGCCTACGCTCAGCGGATTGCTGCAGAGCAGCAGGCTGCTGGCACCCTGGCCTATGACGACAACGGCGAGCCAGTGCCGAATATGTACCAAGTCGCCTATGCTGGTATGACATCCGCCTTTGAGGCTATGGGAGGCGAGTGGCAGCGGGACGAGACCGGGCGTCACTGGGTCTACCTGCTGGGCGAATCCGCAGCAGCGGGGCGTCGCTGATGGAGGGGCTGAATGCAAAGGTCGTGGCGACCAACGGCAGAGACCGCTTTCGCTATGTGCGCCATGTCCGGCTCATCGGGGAGCAGACCGGCGTTTCCGAGGACGTGTACCGCATCCAAGAGACCGGGCGGGTATGCGTCCGGCAACGGCTCTGCGACGATCTTGTGCGGTGGTGTACTGCTACGAAGTGGAGCGGAGGCTATGAAGCGGACACGCCGTTCAAGGATGGCTTGATGCTGATTTTGGTAGATGCTGCTGGCGCCGAGATCGGGATGGAGGTTACTTACCAGACCAAGTGGAACGGACAAGGACTGGCCGACAAAGAATTTCCGTTCTCGTGGGAGGCCGTTCCTGAATATCCGAGGGCATAGAAACCGCCTGCGGTGGGTGTTGTACCTGCCGCAGGCGGTTTTGTTATTTGTGCCGGGGTTTTGGTTTCAGGATCCCGGAGGTATAGTGTCCATCGGTATACCGCAGCACCTTGCAGCCTTTGGCCGGGCCTCTCCGAAGCACCCGCCCATACTCAAGGCTTTGGTATATGGCGAAGACCTTGTGGCCGCTCCAAGCTGCAAGCTCTTTGACAGTGTCAAAGGCGCCGAGAGTCAGTTCGTATTCATCCGCCGTTACAGCTATGAATTGCGGCGGATGAACCTTGGGGCGGCTCATCTGTGCCGCCTCCGTCGCCGCTGCGGGTTGCCGTGCCAGAATTCCTCGTCGAAGTCGTTCTTGTGAATGGTGCAGGCGTCATTTCTTCGGCGCTTGTCCGCCACCTCTGCGGCGTGAAATTCCTGCCAGGCCTTGTACCGTTCGCAGGTATCGTGGCAGACCGGGTGGCGATCTGTGCAGTGGAAGCAGGGGTTAGTCATTTCCCATCATGCACCTTCTTTCCGGCACCGGGAGGTCGGGCAGCTTGGGGAGCGGTATCCAGAGCGGGAACATCCCCGGGTTGTCTCTTACGACGTGCCACGGCATGATGTTCTCAAGCCACATTCCGTCGCGGATGTTACAGTGATACCCTGCACAAAGAATGCTGCCTATTTCGTTGCCGTCCTCACTTGTTGGCGGGTCCTCTGCCGTCTTACGCCAGTACGGCGGCAGGCTTTCCGGGTCAATGGTTTGGGCTTCGCTCACCATGTCCGCGCAGGCATGCACGGCTTCTTCGCTGTCGGTTGTGGTTCTGTGGCAGCCGACGAATATCTGCGCCGCAAATTCCCGCATTTCCTGTTCAAGAGCGTTTCCGTCGATCAGTCGTACTTCGTCCATCAGTTGTACTTCGTCCATGCTGTACCTCCAATTTACTCAACCTCAAGCAGCCAGACCCGGTGCGTTCCGTATCCGGGCCAGGCGAGCGCCTCACTGTGAGTGTCCACAGCCACGTCCAGGGCGTTGCCTTTCACGGCGCTGCCGGTGTCCTGGACGTACCGCAGGCCGACGCCCTCAATGTATACCGCAGAGCCGAGGGGCAAAACGTCCGGGTCTGCGGCCACGGTCACGCCCGCCTGTACAGGTGTGCCGCTGGCGGTGATGCCGTCCCCGGTGCCGCAGATATGCTCGTACTGCTCCGAGCAGTAGGCGGTGCAGTTGAACTCTCCGAGGTATACCACCTCAAGCCCGGCGGGGCCGGTTTCGGCTGCTTCCAGGGCGGCTTTGAGATCTGCGACCTGCGCTTCCGCCTCTTTCGCCTCGGTCTGCCAGTTGAGGGCGTCCTGCTCCCAGTTGGCGGCCCGGCTTTGGTAGATGTCCCGCTGCTGGGCCAGGTCTTTGACCCTGGCGTTGAGTGTGCCGCTGATGGTGACTGCTGCTGCCAGGACGCTTACCAGCGCCAGCCGTTCTAGGTTTCTCATTCCGCATCACCTCCTACCGGGTCGAGGGCTTCGCCCTCTGCTTCCAGTGGGTGGTCTGCGGGGTTCCACTCGTTGACGGTCACCGTGATCTTCTCGCTGCTGGGTGCAAGTTCCAGGCCGAAAATACAGCCCGCAATGCAGCCGGTCAAAAATCCACAAATCCAGTCCATTTACTTTTTATCCTCCCTGTTGAGCCATTCCAGCGCCGCCGGAAGGCTTGTAAAATCCTCCGTCCAGGCGTCGCCGGTGGTATTGTCCACGGCCACCAGCGCCGGGCAGTTGTCCAAGGCGTGCGACAGGCACAAGAAGCGCTCTCGGGGCGACGTCTTTGTTTTCCATTCGCTGCGCCCGATGTCATTGAAAATCTCTTTGATTTCGTACTCGGGTACAAGGTAGACCTTGGTGCTGTCCGGGGCGGTGCCGCTCCGTGCTTCGTGGTGGGCGCTGCGGACAGCTCCCACCAACAGTGTGCAGGCTTCGTCGATGGCCTCAATGCAGGCCTTTTTGCCGTTGAAGCCGTTGTAATATTCGATCTTCGCCAGTTCCTCTGCCGTCGTGTTCGGGTCGAGCAGACGGCAGGCTTCTTCAAGCGTCACGGTGCGTTTCCTCCCATTTTGTTATTGCTTCCTGAACCTCTGGAACCTGGAGCAGGTCGTCTATGGCCCGGGTTTCCAGTTCAAAGGCCCTGCTGTGGCAGTAGTATGTTCGCAGCTCTGTTGCTCGCCAGCTGCGGCAGTCTATGTACCGCAGGCGCATGATCGGGGCGGCGGGGTGCATCGGGTCGAGGTGGAGCAGGGTGTCTTGCACAGCCTGGCGGTGCGCCGGTGTCCGCTCCAAGCGGTACTGCTTGAGGTATCGCCGCAGCAGGTGCCGCTGTTCTCGGAGGCTCATGTATGGCAAGGGTCACCACTCCTTTTCGCCCTGCGGCGGGGTGAGCACCCGGCGTACATCTTCCACGCTGGTTACGACGTATGCGGTGCCGCCTGCAGCGTTGATGGCTGCCAGCGTGTGGCACTGGATGGCACTCAGTTCGCCCACAAGTGGGCGCTTGACCTCGAAGCCGAAGAACCGCCCTTCGTGGCAGCCTACGATGTCCGGGATGCCTTTCTGCTGGTACGGCCCGGCGGCGTCCTTCCACCAAAAGCCGCCCACCTCTTTGCGGAGGTACGCGAGGATCTCTTTCTGGATTTTCGCCTCCGAGGGCACCAGCCTGCGGGCCAGCTTCCTGGCCTCGGTCACGTTGCGGGCTGCGCCTGCATCAACCAGGGCGTGAAGGTATGCGCCCAGCTTTTCGTAGTCGTAGGGGGAAGGAAGCGGGTTTTTGTAGTTCATGTGTGATGTCCTTTCTTTTATTATGGGAGCGACCAGCTGTCATCACGAAGGCTGAAAGCGTCGCCCATCTGGATGATGTCCGACCAGTTGCTGTTGGCAACCTTCATGGCCGACTTGTCTATCTCGTAGGAGAAGTATTTGATGTTCGTAAAGCCCATCTTGTTGAGGCAGTAGCGCCCAGTGCCGATTCCGTCGTACATGGAAAGCACGGTCAGCGGCGTATCCCGTGGAATTTTTTGCAATGCGCCGGTCAGTATGTGAATGATCACCTCTGCTGTCCACCCGTTTCCAAGCCCCTTGTAGCGCTGAGTGGCACTGACTGCGGAGGTGTACCCATCGGGGAGAGTTTGGAGGCGTTCGCATTCAACCGGCGTCAGCTTCCGAATGATGTAGTAGCCATCCGGCAGTTTGACGGGGTAAAACCTGTCCTTGATCTCAACTTGTCCATCGGCGACCTTGTACAGTGGAGACTTGGCCGTTTCCGTCGCCGGTATTGCATAAAGCCCAGTTTTGGCGCCAAGCCCTCCGCCCTGTCCGCACAGGGTCGTTGACTTTCCGTCAGGGGAGTAAACTCGGTACTGTTTGGAATCATACGCTTAATTTCGAGCGGAGTTCTCAATGGTTCCGATTCGTACCGGCTCCGCCGCCATGCTGTCTGTTTGCACAGTCGTCAGGGCATTCGCCTTTTGGCTGCCGCTCGTTTCAAAGCGGCGGTACAACCGACCGTCAGGTTCTTTGCGATTCCTGCATCCTACAGACACAGGGGGGGCGCTCAAGGCGTAGTGCTTTTCTGCGGTGTTGGCTTCCAGAACGTCCTTCAGCAAAATCCCTCTGTCAGCCGGCTGCTGGACTTCCCAGTTGAAAGCGTAAAAGCGTTCACGGTTCTGTGCGCTTACGAGGGCGCTGTTGATGTGCATGAGATCCACACCAAGCTCCTGGCTGATCTGCGCCTTGATGGGAGGGGCGGCAGATTTGTTGTTTTCGTACAAGAAAAAGTCCGGCTTGAACTTCTCCTTTGCGAGAAGGTAGTTCTTGAAAAGCTCCCAGCCGAAGCCTTCAGCTTCCACCTCACGCCCTTTCTTTTGAGCGACGCTCCAATATGTGCAAGGAGAGCCGCCAATCAAAAGTTTTAACATTCACTTCTCCAATCTGTCCGCACCTTCCCGGTGCGGGCGTTTTATTTTAGCCGTGGAATTTCCGGGTTGCGGGGTGCCAAATCATTTCCGGGGCGGTTGCTGTGCAGACGCAGTGCAGAGCGCCTGCTTCAATGACCGCCGATTCGATGTTCGTCCATCCGTAGGAAAGCTTGCCGCACTGCTTGCAGGTGAACTCGAAGCGGGCGACGTTGTCCACCGGCACCTCTGTGCCGCAGAAGCACTTGACCTTGTCGGTGTTCTCCCGGGCGAAGTGCTTGAAGGTGTGGTGGCAGCCCGGGCAGGTGAGCAGCATCAAGCCTTTTGCGCCCCGGGCGCCCGGCTTAGAGGGGGGGGCGAAGCTGGGGCGAGGCTCGGTCACCGTGCTGATCTTCGGGGTGTCCACGTCCAGGGCGGGGTTGCGCTTTGGCTTGGGCTGCTGGGCGTCGTCCTCGGGAGGCTCCTGGCGCAGGATGTCCTCCAACGTGGCGGCGCCGTGCTGCGCCTTTTCGCTGTCGGCCCGCAGCTCGGAGACATCGTGGTCGATGATCTCCTGCAGGCCGTTGAGCTGCCCGCCGTACACGGTGGAGGTCACCACGTCCAGGATGGTTGCCAGGGCGTGGTCGAATGCCTCCGGGGTTGTCCCGGAAAAGCTCAGGTTAGAGTCGGGGTTCGAGCCGCCCTGGTCATGGGGCGTGTGCAGGTCAAGGCTCAAGCGGAACCAGGTGTCGTGGGTAGCGTTCTCATTCTCGGTGCTGCGGGCTTCGTTTGTGGCGTTGATTTCCATGTTCTTTGTCCTTTCTGTTGGTGGAGGTGTTAGGAGTGTTAGCTTTAATCTGCGTTGAATCGCTGAATTTTGAATTCTAGCACCTAGCACCTCAGTTTTGAAATGTCGTTTATACGCTCTGCGGTGGCTGCTCGTTGCTTTGTCTCGCGTCACGAATGTATTTTGTTTTTAGGTGTTAGAGGTGTTAGAAACTTATAAAAGAGGCGCAAAATCGTTTGTTTTTGCCTAACACCTGTGGAGGAAATAAGGTGTTAGACAGGTGTTGAGGGTGTGTTATGTGTTTTTTCCAACGGAAAAAAGTTGCGCCGTGGACGTTTCACTTTGTTTTGCTGGAAAAGCTACCGCCTGAACTGCTGCGGCTTTCTGCGGGCTTGCGCACCGGGCTTAGAAGGGCAAGTCGTCTTTGTCGGTGATCTCCCTGAATCCCGCCGGGTCGGGCGGGTTTTGCAGGGCTTCCATGTCTATGGCAACCATGCGGCAGTTCCTGTTGCCGAACCAGCGTTGAACCTGATACTTTCCGTGTGGGTCAATCTGTATGACGTCGTTCTCTGCCAGCCAGTTCATGGTTTTGCGGTAGGAGAAACCGCCTTTTTCCAGAGCTTCCCGCAGGATGGTGGGCAGGATGAACGCCGTGCCGTCCTCAATGCTGCCGTACCTCTGGCCGATGGCGTTGGTGTCAGTAAAGCTGTTGGCATTGGCGCTGATCCAGTCGCTGATGTACTGGGCGGCCTGCTCGTTCACGTCCGGCTGTTCCTGTTCCTGGATTCCCGCTGTGATGCAGTTGGCCATGTGCTGGGCTTCCATGAGGGCGGTGTCTGCATCCTCGTGGAAGATGCACCGGGAAAGCATCTGATCTGCAAGGGTCACGGTGGCAACCGCTGCGGTGTGGCTACCGTTCCGGGTTCCCATGAGCACCCGGATGCGTTCCAGCACCTCGCTGTATTCGTCTATTATGACGCTGTCGCCCATGTCCAGGATGTACTGGATGAACGCCGGGCCTGCCCAGCCGCAGTTTAGCGCTGCCTGTTGGTGCATATCGCTGGCGCTGGTTTCGTCCTCAAAGGGGGCGCCCACTACTTCCAGCACTCGGGTACTCACGCCGGTCTGGCTGTTCGCCTTGCCTATGGGTTCCTCGCCTGTCGCCAGAATCACGCTGCGCCAGGTGCGCAGTTCTTGGAGGCCGCCGTCCTTGCTTCCCCGGCTGCGCCCGGTGCCGTTGGCCAGCATGTACACGATCTTTTCCAGGCCCTCTTGTTTGTTGCCTGCAAGCTGGCGCTCGTCTATACCGAGTGGGAGGTCGCAGTAAAAGCCGGCCATTCTCTCCAAGGCCACCTGTGTTGCATTGAAGTTGGCCATGAGCCGTTCTGGGTCGCCCCAGGCGGACAGGGCTGCTTTCAGGGCTGCGGTCTTACCGCCCCGGCTGCCACCCCAGTTGTACACGAAGAAGATTCGCTGCTTGATGATCGCCAGCAGGGGGGCGGCGAAGCTGGCGGCCAGTATGAAGCGGAACCGGGGGCGGCTGCGGTGTGGCGTCATACTCGCCACCCAGTCTTCCAGGGTGCCGTTTTTGCAGTA